CCCTCAAAACGCCTTAAATGGAGTCATGTCAAAACAGGTATACGAGTCAAGTTTAAAATGTTAATTCTTTTTTTAGTTATTAACAAGTTATTAACAATCGACCAGGTCTCGCGTATAAGTAAAAAAGTGACACCTTCGACGGCGTTAACATATTTTAACATTTGCCTGTTATATTAAAAAAGTGACAACTTCGACAAAAGGCGGTCTGTTTTTATTAACAAGTTATTAACAAGGTGCCATGTTCTTATTTAGATTCGACGAATCAAGGATAAGTATCGACGAACTGCCTTAAATATTCGATAAGGGTGGGGTAATGCTCGACGAATGGTTTTATATTCATGGGACCGTCGGCGGGCGGGCTTCACGTAAGTGCGCCACAATACGGGGGAGGGGGGGTAAAAGTCACCCTTCCGTCACCTTTTTTACTTTTTAGTCACCCCAGATCGGGGGGCAGGGGGGTGACTTAGAACCCTAAGGGTGACGAAGAGGTGACCAACTTACCAAATACTCACCCACCGGAAAGTCAATTGCTCGTTGATCTATAGCTTATTTGGGTGAGAAGGTGAGATAAAATATTTAAAAATATATCTAGCTGTTTTTTGTGTATAGGAAAAACTTTGTAAAAAAATGTCACCCTCGTCACCCTGTTGCTAGAAATTCGTTTAGTGAGGCTTGTTGGTGTTATCTTTGTGAGATGGAGCTAAAAAGAAAGTCTAGACCTAAACCTTGGCTTGCTAAAAAGCAAGGTCGCAACCGGCGAGACCTTAACGATGGTCGTTTGATTCGCCCGTTCGAGGGTGTGGCCAGTAACGGCTTTTACAAGACGTCACAGTGGAGGGCTACCCGTGAGGCTGTGTTGAACAGAGATGCCATTTGTCAATGGTGCCTACACCTAAGCCGAGTCACAGAGGCAACAGAAGCGGACCACGTAATACCGCTAAGTCGCTGCGAGGATAAAGGAATATCCGGGTACGATAAGACGAACATCGTAGGAAGCTGCCGCAGCTGCAATGCCCGCCGCGCATCTTACGAAGCCAACGGCGTTAGGTTTACGTCATTTGATGACTGCGTAAAATACATGAGAAAAAAACTGTTTGGCAATGAAGAGGGTTTTAATTAACAGTCTAGGGTGGACTGATTCTGAAAAGTCGGGTTTTAAGATCTACCTTTCGGATCTGGCCGCCGAGTACGAATGCCACATAGAGGTTTTAGAAGGCGTGGATTCAAACATGGATATCTCTGTAGAAACAGATGATGAGCGGATAGTTTATATGATTTTAGAAGCAGGTCTTTGCCCATGAAAAGAAAAACAACCACTCATACGGACTCTAAGTCGAGCAAACAGTTAAACAAGAGGACCAAGACCAGGAAGCCGAAAGCGCAAAAAAAGTACACGCACGCTCAGATGAAGAAGAAGGTTGACGAATGGTGCAGTAAGTATGTTCGCTGGCTTGCCGCCGACAAAGAAGGCTTTGCGCGTTGCTATACGTGTCAAAAAGAAGATCACGTATCCAGGCTACAGGCCGGCCACTTCGCCAGTCGCCGACACATGAATACCCGGTGGGATCACCAGTGGAACATCCGCGTGCAGTGTATAAGCTGCAACCTCTACTCCCAGGGCGAGCAGTGGGTGTTTGGAAAGGCCCTGGATAAGGAGCAGCCAGGTGTGTCTGATGAAGTAATGCTCCGCTCCAAACAACTAAAAAAGTTTGGAATGTCAGAACTTCGCAGTCTATATGATTGGTACAAACAAGAGTGCGACGTATTGGCTAGTAAGAAAAACGTAAGAATAAAAAAAAAATAAAAAATGAGTTTACTAAGGGCTCACAAATCGGTCTTTAAGCTTGTGCAAGACACGTTGTCGTCGAACGACGCACTTTCCCATATAAGGTGTTCGGTAGGGTCTCGTTTTCAAGCAGAGCAAAACCCAGAGGTTATCATACAGCAATCCAGTTTTGACATAAACGACCTCAATACTGCGGACTATGAATCGTTTGAGATTTCAATTTTTTGTTATTCAAACACATACACGGAGGCAGCAAATCTTGCAGACACCTTGTTTTTGGCTATCCAGGCCAGTCCGCTCTACGCTTTAACCGAAACAGAAACCCTTGGCGGAGAAACAACTGTAACCGTCACTAATTACCACCTGAAGCCTTTAGATCTGTATCTAGAGCACTACGACGAAGACGGCTACGAAGCAAACGTCCTGATCAGGGTCACGGAATCAGAATCCTCTTCCTCTACAGGCACGGGTGGTACACCACCTCCTTTGGGCACACCTGTCGTTTACTACCCGTCTTCCGAGTCTAGGATACAGGACCTAGCCGACGTGAACGTGACCAGCCTTGCTGAGGGTCAGATATTGAAATACGACTTTAGCGAAAACGAATGGGTTAACGCCAGTCTCCCTTTGTTAGCTAGTAACGGCATAGTGAGCTCAGAGGTTAACGGGGTTACTTTGTTGTCTCTGTCTAACTCCTTGTCTGTTGGTTCGCTAGCTTCTTCCTCCGACGTCACCGTAGGCGGTGATCTTTATTTTGCGGGTTCTCAAACCAAATTAATCCGCCCACTTGACGCAGGTGTTACCGCTGGCCCTTTGACGATTCAGAGCAACGGCGACCTTATCGTTGAGCTTGACGAAAATCAATCGAACGATGATCCGAATTTAAACAACTCCTTTGTTGTTAAAAACGGAGCAAATGATGAGGTTTTTAAAATCACAGAGGAAGGTGTCCTTACGATAAATAATCAATACTCCTTGCCCGATGCAGACGGGAGCGCTAATTACTTTTTAAAAACAGACGGCAGTGGTCAGTTGTATTTCGCCACTCAATATGGAACTAGCGGGAACACAGCCGGGTCTCCTCCCCCCGTTATAGACACGATTGACGAGCTTTTAGACACGCAACTCTCTGCTTTAGCAGATAACCAAATACTTAGATACGACTCCTCTACCTCGAAGTGGGTTAACGAAGACTTAACCTTAGCGCAGTCAATAGGGGACTTGACGGACGTAGACACTACTACCACCGCCCCAACCAACGGCCAGGCTTTAGTGTGGAACAATACGAATAGCGAGTGGGAGCCAGGAGATGTGGGGATTGATGGCCTTTCTTCTACTTATATTGATACAGACATCCCTCAAAACTGGAAGGCAGATCCTTCTCAAATTATTGGTGTAGGGTCTTTTGGCACAAGCGGTGTTGAGATTGCGTTTGGTGAAGGACACCCAAAAGATTTGTTTTTTAAGCCAGACGGGACCAGGCTGTTTATGGTTGGTCTTGGCCGCGACGACATTCAGTCTGTAGATTTACCTACAGCCTGGGATTTAAGTTCTATTGCATCTACGGCAACAGTGACCAGTGTAGACCTTGCTGGATCTGCGGCTATTGGTGGCGCAGGGTTTGAAGGGGCATTGTCGGGTATGCACGTTGCTAATGATCCTAACGACACGGCTACCTATGGAAAGAAGTTCTTTGTATCTGGTGATAATAAAGACGAGGTTCAGGAATATACCTGCACCACAGCTTGGGATCTGTCTACTATGTCCGCTGACGCAACCGCTTATCTAAGTTTGTCGTCTACCCCTCACGGGAACGGCGTGTATTCGGTTACGTTTAATCCTGACGGCACTATTATGTATGTCGGAAGAGCTGGCAACCCTAACACGTTTTCACATTTTGACTTATCTACGGCCTGGGATTTATCTACAGCTGTTTATAACTCGTCTAAGTCTGTTACAATCTCTGTAACAGGGGCTAGTCATGGAAATAACGAAGCATATGTAGTAAACGTTTGTTTCAATACAGACGGAACAAAAGCTTATTTTACAGGAAGAACAAGACACGACCTTCACACTACGACGCTTTCTACGGCTTGGGATCTGTCTACGTATACTGACGACGGTATTCCTTTGCATCTTGATCAGGGATACGTAGAGCAAGCTTTTAGCTCTCAATACCCTAGTTGGAATCAGGAAGGCTTTGCATGGCCTTCTGGTCTTTTCTCTACGCCAGATTATCTCTATGTGCTCTTTAATACTAACGATCAGATAATCCGCCTGGATAAAAGGTATTACGAACTTAGCCTTGAGAGCAGGATTAACAACAAGGCTGTTTTTCAAAAAGGGCTTAGGTCTTACGGTGAGGTAGAGGTTATAGGGACGATTGAATCTGCTGGCTTCAGGACGGGCGGTAACGCATATTTCAGTGGGGCCATGAACTGGAATGGGTTTAACTCTGGTCCAGCGGTAACCAAGGGTAATTCGTTTGTTTTAGGTACGAGTATGCGCTCGATAGGGTTTGTTGGTATCAATCAACCCTCTGGTTACGGAGGTGCCACTAGTCATGACATAAACAACACCAATCCAGGAACGTGGATATTCACAAGCGATACACTCGGAACAAACAATATCGTCCTGCCAGCACTTTCTGGTAACGTACTCCTAGATACAACGCCGAATCTTTATTACAATAGATTTGATTCTGAATCTGCCAGTAAAGTAACGGGGGCTACAGAAGATATTGAATACTACTATACGGCTAGGGCTGATGGTCAAGGACGGTTTCAAGAGCAGATTGGTGCGCTACCAGCCTCAGGCCAGACCTTAACCAGAACGAGCTACTATTCTGACAAGGCTTTCGCGGACCCAGACACAGCAGCTGACTGGACGCAGGGGCCGGTCTATACGTCCACCAGTCTCGCGTCTTCTATATCTCAGTCTGCTGACACTATTTTAAATGTTCAGTCTACTGGTACGCCTCCTCTTTCAACCAAAATTGTTGTCTCTAACCACCTTGGTTCATCAGGCTTTGTTAGCGGAGATGCAGACGGGTTTGGAGGTACATCCGTGGCCTACAGCCTTCGATTGCTTAATCACACCTATGGTGGAGCGGCCATAAGGGTTGTAAACGATAGCGACGTAGAGGCCGATATAGGGTTTGATTCTAATTACGAACTCGACACTACAGCCCTTTTGACTCACTGTGGTAGCGGCGATGGGTACCTAGTGAAGTGGTACGATCAAGCCAAGGGAGGTTCTACTGGCGATGGTAATGACGCCACATGGGAAAGCAGCACCTCGTACTCAAGCAGAAAGCCACAGATTGTGTCTGCTGGGTCTGTCATTACAGATAACGGCAAGCCCTGCCTGGAGACCATTGATGCAGGAATGGTGATGGATGAGCAATTCAGCGCTTCTAACGAGTACGACTTGTTCTTTGTTGCTCAAAAAACCTTAAATAATAATAACCACGGTATGATTTGGGGAACCCAAACTGGAAATGATTGTAGGGTTTGGCTGTACGACTACAGATTATACCTGGAGGTAAACAATGGGGAGAACAATAATGACGGATACGGTGACGGTGGCGCTAATACACGGTGGTATGAAATGGGTCAGCTTATCCTTAACGTGAGAAGAGACTCCTCTGACGTGAACACCGCACAAAGGAACGACGTGGTTGGTGATCATAACTACACAAGGAATGGAGCCATGAAGACAGACAGAATCCTTAACGCATGGAATAATCAAGCGTACTCCTTTGCTGGAAACGTACAGGAGATCATTATGCTTGACGGTGACAAGTCCTCTGAACGTTCTGCTATTCTTTCTAACTTGAACACGTATTACAGCGTTTACTAATGGCTAAAAAAATATTAACACAAGTAAAGCAGGAGCGTTTCGTCTCAAGACCAGGCGTTCACGCCAAGAACAAGACCTCATCGCACAAGCGATCTAAAAATTACAAAAAGAAATATCGAGGTCAAGGAAAGTAATACAGCGCAATATGGCGAACAAGAATACGTTGTTACAAAAGATGAGAGAGGCTACTTCGCCCGCAAAAGACGAAGTAACAAAGGTTTTGCGTTCTGACGTCAAAAAATCAGAAGAATTAAAGCCAATTGTCAGCCTAGATCATGAAGGTGAGCGAATGTTTGCTATGGTTTTAGATTATCTTGACGAAACAGGCCTTCTAGAGAGCGTCGACGTTGTCACCATAACGATGCTTGCAAAGAACCTTTCTATGTTCATTATGTTGTCTCGTGAAATACAGACCATCGAAGACATCGTACAGGTTTATGACAACGGATCGTCCAATGTGAGCGGCAAAATGACCGCATTGTCAAAGGTTCAGGGCGAAGTGAGCAAGCTTTCTGCAAAACTAGGGCTTTCGCCTATGGACCGCGCCCGCATGATGGGCGCCGCAGTAAACGCCGCAGCCGCCAACAGCAAGCGGTCTGAGGGAGACGAAATTGACGACCTTGTCTAATACAGAAAGGCTTAACCGCATGTGGGACTATGTCGAGGGAGTGCTCGACGGTTCCGTTGTGGCTGGTAAATACATCGTAAAAGCCTACGAAAGGTTTACAAATGATCTAGAAAGGGTCGGTGACGATGATTTTCCTTGGGTATTTGACGTAGAAGTTGCTGCTAAGTACATCACGTTCATAGAGACCGTTTGTGTCCACACGAGAGGTGAGTGGGCTGGAAAGAAGTTTATTCTCTCTGACTGGCAGGTAGCTTTCATTGGCCAACTGTTTGGTTGGGTGCATAAAGACGACTCAGAAAAGCGGCGTTTTACTACCGCTCATTTTTTTGTAGCTCGTAAATCGGGGAAATCACAGCTTGCAGCGGCCATAATACTCGCGATGTCTGTGCTCGATGATGACGGAGCTGGTCAATTTGTTACAGCGGCCACTAAGCGGGATCAAGCGAAGGAGGTGTTCGACGAGATCCGCAGGTGTGTAAAAAAATCCCCTGCGCTGGCCAAGCGTTTTACGGCAAACAGACAAGAAATCCATGGCCCAAAGGACTGTACGATCAAGCCGATATCGTCAGACGCCAACACGCTGGACGGTCTCAGCCTAAACATCGGGTGTGTGGATGAGATGCACGCCATGAAGGACGGAGAATTGTATCGTGTTCTGGCCTCATCCATGGGTTCGCGTAAGTCCCCACTTATGCTAGCGATTTCTACGGCTGGATTTGTGCTCGACGGAGTGGCTACAGAGTTTGTAAAAGGAGGCAAGAAAGTTCTAGACGGCTCGATAGACAATGACAGTTTATTGTTTTTGTGCTACGAAATAGATAAAGACGACGGCGACGAATGGGACGACCCTGAGGCCTGGAAAAAGGCCAACCCAGGACTGGGTGCTTCGATAAACATCGAATACTTAGAGAAGCAGTGCAGGAATGCAAAGCTTTATGGAGGCAGAACGATCACTGAGTTCATGGTAAAGCACTGCAACCTCTTTGTTGGTGCTCAAGATATATGGATCGAGGATGACTTGTGGATGTGTGATTCAAACATAAACAAGCCAATCGATGTCTCTTCTGACAAAGTGGACGCATACATGGGTCTTGACCTCGCTGCTACAGACGACATAACCGCGTTCAGCGTAGCTGTTGGTGATCCAGACAACGGTGTGCAGTTAGAGAACTACTACTTCCTGCCAGAACGCGCTGTTCAGCGTAGGCTGGAGAAAGACGAGGCTCACATCTACGCCCGCATAGAAGAGTACGACAACGTGATTGTGACACCGGGCAACGTAACAGATTACAATGTTATACGCAGGATGGTTAGCGGTCATTATGTGATGGACGGGAAGGTTCAATACGACCCAAACAACCTAGCAGAGAAATATAACATTAAGGGAGTGGCCTACGACAGGTGGAATTCATTAAGCTTAATCAGAGACCTTGAGGGCGACGGTGTGCCCTGCGACCCTTTTGGCCAAGGCTACGCTTCCATGTCTTTCCCCTCTAAGTTTTACGAAAA